CTGACGTTTGTATTATTAGGAAGTAACCATGTTAGAGTTGGCGAAACGAATGAGCTGGCACCAACTACACTATCGACATCCAGCTCAACACTGTAGCCAACAGCACGTTGAATAACTTCCCAGTTGTCATTAGTTAGCCTTCCCCATATACCATCAGCCTCACCGTCTCCGATTTCCTCTACTGAGTATAAGTTGCTTTTATAGGTGGATGCCATCTAGTCTCCCTTTACGTGATTTCATTGCCACCATCTCCTGGGCCTGTACCCTTTTCATATTGACTTGTATCTTGCTCTTGGACATCTTTACCTGCTAACATAATAGACTCTTTGAATAGACCTGAGTACTGGTCTAGCAACTGCATGTCACCCTTCTCATATAGGTACCCATGGTATAGAACTCCATATAACAAAGCACTTATATAATTCCTACTAATCCAAGTACCCTCTCCTGCGGTGACATCTACAAGGGATAGTGGGAATTTGGTGTATGAGTATCTTATGAAATAATCCTCGGTAGGAGCTGGGGATATTGCAATTCTTATTGTATTTTGATTTTCATCTGGGTCAGTTATACTTTCTAGTGGATCAGCAGAGTAGTACCTAGGCAGTCCAGTCTCAGCAGATGAGGGATATGCTTGAGTTACAAAGTCATAGTCTCTAAGCTGTAGTGGACTCCAGTTTATACCTGCCGTTACATACTCACTACTTACATCAATTGAAAGAACATCCTTTATATTACCTGTAGGTTTGTCAGGGACTACAGGTGGACCAACTGACCCAGTGATTACTGCGGCTTTTGCATCAAAGTATCCTTGTGATGCTGCTAACTTATCTGTTCCATCTGTCTTGAATCTTGTCCTGAAACCACCAATACTTCCCCATATAAAGTCTTCAGCAACTCTTATTAATAGATCAAGATTGGTAGAGAATGAGCTTTCGTTGTTCTCTAAAAAGTTCTTAACAAGGTTCTTAAAGTCATCAAGATCTATTGGGTTACTAGTTGATGATATAATTGGGAATGACATTAGGATACTACTTTCTTACTGGAACCAATCATTCCACGGGTACCACACCCTCTACCAGCATACTCTGGGTCGGAACCTATTGCTGGTCTTGTTCCCTTGGGCATGTACTTAGGCTTATCCTTAGTCATAGTCTGGTTGTGGGACAATCCAACTGATCCACCATGGGCATAACCTTGCTTGTACTCAACTTTTTGACCTGTCTCATTAGCATATTTCTGGGCATCTTTTAATCCCTGGGGGGTATACCCGAATTCTTTTCCACCTACGTTAGGCATCATCACCTCCATATTTATCATTCCAAGCTGCCAAGTCTACGGTTCTACTGGCTTCTAGACCAGTGTCCGGTCTTGGGTTTCTTAACGCCTGTGTATCGCCCCCGTCGAATAGATCTGGTAGATCCTGAGGATTCTGGATATCAAAACAACTTGGGCAAACCCGTATATTATCTCTTTTATAGTTTTTAGTTTCAAATTTAAGCTCATCCAATAAGTATGTACGACCACATCTGTCGCATATACCTAGTGCTTTCGGCCCTGATGCGTATCTATTAGACACTCCTGTGTCTCCTAGGTGACAGTATAAGACTAGTTTTTACCCTGTCTTCATCCAATGCCATCTGTAAAAGCCTATCGTATTCTTTATACAGTATAGGTGCCCCTGTCCTTATATTCCCAATCTTGCTTCTCTTAGCCAAATTGAACGCAAGTCCATGTACTAATGCAGGAAGGAATCTGTCTGGTACCTCTATGTTAGTAGAAAGGCTACCGTCAGCATCTGCCATCCTAGCGATTCTCCAGTACACCAGCTTGTAGGTAAGGTCCAAGTCAGGAACAGGCCATAGTCTAATCACACTACGCCTGTCTGCCCTTATATTGGGATCAACTAATATAGAAGGAGTCCTGTAATCTTTTATCTCTATTCTCTCAAACAGAAATTGTAATGGCCTGCCTGTCTGTACCTTAGAAGTTATGTATGAATATGTAGGTTGAGATATTCTATCCATAGCATAGTCTACTTGATTAGCAGTTCCATCATCCATCCTTAGAGACATATCAAGCAGTGATATAGTGTTATCTGCTAATCCATATGATGACACTCCAGAGGTAAGGGTATCCACTAATGGATCGTCAGGGTCTGACCATTTAACCTCTTCCATCTGCCATAGGTTGATCCCAAGGTTGGACCATTCTAGCTGAAGAAGATTCAAACATCTCCTTGCAGAACGAACGTCAAACCCTGCGGTAGCATCAAAACCAGCTATGGCTGATGCATCCTCTATGAGGTCTCCTACGTCTAGATTGAAATTATAAGTTGAAGATATAGCCATAGTAGACTAATCGCAATTCGTCTGAAAGACCGTATTGAAATAAGGAGTAGTACAAAGTATAAGTCCTACATCTACAAAGGTGGGATCGAAATCAATCTGTGCCCAATTCTCTGGGTCTACTCTGAACCCTATACCAGCAACTACTATGTCAATAGATGTCTTCTTTCCTAAGGTAAGTACTCTTAGGTCAATAGTCCCATCACCGAAGATTGGATTAGTGACAGGGGTGTCAAGCTGGAGAACCCCTACATCGGCAGTAGGTTCAACTGCAACCTCCTGTGCCAGCAGTAAGCTCGGAACCAACAATGATAACATAACAAACAAAGTTAAATATCTAAACATTATTTCTTCTCCTTAATATTCTTTATACTTGAACCAACACTCTTAACTGTCTTCATACCAATAGCTCCATCAATGCTCCTCGCAGTATTCCCTGCCTTACCATTTGAGTCAATGGCAGATACTACCTTAAGAATCAACTTTGTAGCTATGAATGCTATGCCTATGTATCCAATATATTCTGCATCTATTCCAGAAAGATGTAATGCAGATAACATCGCTTCAATTTCCATCTAATGTCTCCCTTACTTTTTTAAGTACCACTCTACTGCCCATGCTAATACTGAGATGAATGCTACTGCGAACCCTGCTGCTGTCATTATTCTTGTCTTGACTTGCATGATTTCTGATTTTAAAGAAAATAATTGTTTCTCATTATCTCTAAATAAATTCTCCAGAAGAGTAATAGCCTGCCTCATGTTTCTGAAATCGTGCCTAAGCTCTGCTATTTCCTGAAACCTAGCACCTATTTCCCTCTGTGTTCCGTTACCTTCAGGCAACTTCTAAATATCCATTTTCGTTAAGAGTCAGATCCAGTTATAAGAACCATAGAATCAACAGAACTTGAACCGGGTGCTGTAACCTCTATCCAGTATCTTCCTCTAGGTATCTTTAAAGTTTCTGCTGTTGCCATTAGTAATGTAAGAACAGACTGACTATTATCTTCTGTCCCATCATTACCAGATCCAACCATTCTATTAAAGACAACAGTGCCAACTGTATTTGAAGAATCAATTCCAGCCATAGCTACATTGCCATAACTACAATTCACTTCAAAAACTTTAGAGTTAGCTGCCGTTGATGCTGCGGTGTTATCAAAAGCAAAGTAAGAATCCCTCCCGCTGCGAACACTAACCTCGCGAGAATTCCTGTCATTAGTTGCGGTAAGTCCTCTAGTCCCAGCATTTCCTGCCATATTTTATTCTCCATTATCAGAAATAGATAAAGGGGCACCCGAAGGTGCCCCTTTATTGCTACGCTATTAACGTAATATTATTATTCTGAATGTAGCTAACAGTAAGCACACCCCTACCAGCAGTACCAGTACTACTAGTAACCCAGACTGGAGTATCCGCAGTACCTACATCTGCCCACAGATCTGTTGTGTCCCCAGCAGAAAATTTCAATACAAGATCATCTGTTGTACCTAATGCTAATGCAGTTCCAATCTGCGCTCCATCAGTTGCATTTCCAATCGTTAGATCCGCCGCCGTGGGTTGAGTTGTGATTAGAAGTTCAATCTCAAGAATCTGACTGTTTGCAGGAATAACCATACCTGTATCAGCAGTCGTTGTCTGTTGCCATGCAACTGACTGAGCCACGACAACAGAACCAACATTTACCTTCTTTCCATCCGCAGCCGTTCCAGTTGTATTTAATACATTACCTGCCTTGATCGGCCCACTAAAAGTTGTAGTTCCCATTTGTATCACCTCATCGCACACAATTACCTCGCCAGTCCGTGTGCTGTCTGTTTAAGTCTGACGAGTTTGGTTTAAAAGGTGGGGGGCATTTCACCCCCCTAGGACATTAATGTCTAGATGTCACCACTACCAAAGATACCCAGGTAATCACTAACGCCGAAGGAATATCTTTCCCGCGCCTTATAGCGAACATTACCAGTATCAAAGTCTCCGTCCATGCCAGTCGTAAGTGGGGCACGGGTGAAGCCCTTCATGCCATTAGGCACGTCGGTGATGATAAACCAGTTCTGGGCATCCGTAAGGAAGTTGTTTACGCTATACCCCTGTGGGATCATTCCGTTGCTCTTGAGAGCATTCACATCGTTGTCCGCAGTACCGGGCCGCTGAGCGGACTCCAGTATAACGGTAGCATCGAACTGAAGTTCTGATGGAATAATCAACTTGACTGGTTTGGCTGCAATGATAAGTCCACGTTCGTCTGTGAAGTTACCAATGTCGATACAAGCTTGCTCAAGAGAAGCTTCAGCAAGGTCTGCGGATACAGCCAGAGCATTATTAATCGGCTGACCTCCAGTACCTAATCTGCTGCCATTTCCTATGCAAAGAGCCAAGCCATCACCAGCGGAAAAGTTTGCCGCAGTGTAAGCATTAACAAGAGGGAAAACCGCCTTGGTCTGCTTAGTATGACTCATAGCTCTAGCAAGTGCCTTCGTGTATCGTGCAGAAAGAGTTGCATAAAGATTATCTTCCACAGCTTCTTCTGTGATAGAGAATCCCATAGCAATCGTCTCATGCGTGTATCGAGCAGTGAAGGTCTCCTGTGCAGTATCATAAGTGATAGCTGCACCCTCAGTCTTAACAGGTGCTTTATTGAACCCGGAAAGCTTGACCTCTTCCTCGAAAGCTCTATCAGATGACTCCATCTCATAGATCTCCGTGTGCTGTTCTTCGTACTTGTTATACTCCAACCCGAACAATGCGTTCAAGCCAGGAACAAGTTCTTTCATCATTTGCGCTCTAGAAATTGCTGCCATGATTTACTCCTTCCTTAGGCTTCTGCCGTTGTCCCAGTGGGGTTAGTGGTAGCATGTGTACCATGATTAAAACGAACGAGTACATCCCGTGTCGTAGCTGTAGTTGCTTCCTGATTAGCATTGCCAACAATCCTAAGACCAAAAGTCGCCGTAGCCGCAATCGTAGCATCATTCAATGTTATACCAGATACACCATTTATATCATTAGCATCAGTCACATTAGTTGTAGCTAACTCTGCATTGAACCCAACATCTGCAAACGTGGTATCACCAGATGACCTAATCATAAATATCTGATTAGGGTCGTCTGAACACATTACACTAATATTGGTGTTAGCTGCATTACCATCATACCATTGACTCCAAACTGGAGTACTACTAGAATTGGTATACTTGAAACCAACAGCTACACCAATGGGTCGAAACCCATCAACACTAGTTGGGCTCTGACCAGCAGCCCCACCAGCCCTGATAGCATATCCATTAACATCCAACTCTACGGTATCACCATTGTAGAACTTAATAGTTGAACCATCAACAATGGGATACTCCCAGAAACCACCACTATCGTAGTCTGTTATTGTAGTCCCACCTTTGCCAACAGGTCTTAATCCATATCCTGCCATTTGACTATCTCCTTATTTAATTGGTGATAGCCAAGTAGTATCTCTACTTGCGTCCACCACCAAATGTCACCTCTGTTCTTT